GCGGCCACTGGCATCTCAGCATTGCTCAATACCCAAGAGACTCATGCTCACGCACCACTATCGAGGTCCGGCTAGCATCCGAGACACATACGGCACCCCCAGATCTCCAATGGATCGAAGTCGATTGGCGGCCGCTCTTGCTCAGTTCGCTTCACTGGCCGATAGCAGCTTGCCGCTGCATCAGATCCAGATGGTTCTATTTATCGGAGAGCACGGATCCGCCGGATGCACCTACGCGTCGATTGAAAACCGGCTCAGTCTCAGTAACGCCGCTACATCTCGGTCGATTAATTCGCTGAGCACTCACGCCAGACACCGCAAAACAGAGCCGGTGGGACTCGTCGAGAAAATAATCGACCCTGATGAGGGCAGAAGGTACAAGGTGAGGCTTACGAAAAAAGGCCTCAACTTGATGAAGGCTCTCGACCAGCTGTAAACCAACCCAAAACCAACCCACGACCAATGGAAAACAAAATCAGACGAAGCGGCAGCAAATGGCTGGCTGACTTCATTGACCCTGCTACAGGCAAGCGACGCCGTGTGACTGCTGCAACGCGGCAGGAAGCAGAAGCACGCATGAAGTTCGAACTGGCCGCTATAGGGGACGCTGAGCCCCGTACAGCTGCATTTACTATGAAGGAGGCAATGGCCCTTGCGCACAAGATGCGGTGGGCTGGCAGGGCTTCCGAACGCACCGCAACAACCAATTGCAAGCAGGTCGTTGAGTTCTATGGCCCTGGCTTCCCTGTAGCCAAGGTTGACGCTAGGAGCTGTATGCGAATGCGTGAGTTCTTCAAACGGAAAGGCAACGGCAACGCGGCCATCAACTGGAAGCAGAGCACCCTTTCATCAATGCTCAGATGCTCTGAGTTGATGGGACACATCAAGGCAGCACCAAGACTGCCCGATGCGCTGCCAGTTGCAAGCCCAAGAGATCGCGTCGTATCGCCAGAGGAGCAAGCCGCGTTTGTCGCTTACTTCCAAGCGATTTGTGAGCAAGAGGCAGCGGACATGTTCACCTTTTTGATTGAAGTTGGCTGCCGATTCTCCGAGGCAGAGCGGATGAGATCAGGCGAGATTGACTTAAAGCGTCGCTGCGTCTATTTCCCCAAAACCAAAACTGAGCGCCCTAGGACCGTGCCGCTTACCGCTTTGGCGTTGAGCGCTATTGAGGGCAGGCTTTCGCCGATCAAGAAATACAGGGTATTCAATTTCACCTACAGGGAATATTCATATATTTTTGCCAAGGGGAAGGCTGGGGTTGGCCTGGAATACGACAAGAAGCTGTCGATTCATACGTTGCGCCACACCTGTGCATCACGGCTGGCATCGAAAGGAGTCAGCCTGCCAGCCATCAAGGCCTGGGGTGGCTGGAGCAGCCTGGGAGCTGTTCAGAAGTACATGCACATCGACATCACAGGTTTAGAGATGGCACGCCGAGCGCTTGAACCAGAATGTTCAACAAGTAGTGACTCTGAAAATGCCATGGCAGACGCTTGGCAGAGCTTGGCAGAGCAGGCCTAATAACCAGTCCAGGATTGAATTTGTATCACATTGCTGAAGTACAACACGACCCCTACAGCCCCGTAATACACGCAGAAGTGAGGCCCTGAGGGGCCTTTTTTAATGCCAAAAACTTGCATTACGGGGGAGGAACATTCACGCTGTTCTTGGCAGTACTAATAAGCGTCTTGGCAGAAATGTTGGCACCAGACGAACGCCTTGAGTGGGAGCAGCGCCAACGACAGGAGAAGGCCAGACGCAAATCAGAGGAGGCCAGAGCCACCAACCAACGCAGGCTGAGGGAGTTCGGAAAGGAGTCAGCCCTGCCCTATGGCCAGCACCTTTACAAGCTCATCGTTGATGCTGTCGCTGATTCGCTGGCGGCATCGTTTGAGGACTTTGTGCTGAATCCGCGCAAGGCCAGGCAGCACGCCAGCGCAATACCTTTCTTTGACAATTTCTCGTCGGTCCACCACATAGCAGCTGTCGCAACAACTGCCGCTATTGATCAAATGAGCCGCAGGCAGCGGTATCCCACGTTTCTGCAGCACCTGGGCTTAGCCATCGAACGTGAGAACCGGCTGATCAAGCTCGGCAAGAAAGCTCCGATGGAGATGCGCAGCATGATGCGCCACGGCATGAGCCGTAAAGGCATCTCGAAGAAAGAGGTGATGCGTGCGTTCAACTGCCCGGTCCTGGAGTGGAGCGATATGACGCGGCTGCAGGTCGGCGCATTTCTGGCGCAGCCCATCTTTGACACGGAACTCTTGACCACGATCCTGGTGCGCAAGGGCAAGACGACGCCACGACTGGTGGTGCCCACAAAGCAGGCAGAAGGATTTATCAGGAGCTGCAGGCCAAAGGCTTATCGGATCAATCAGCTGTCGATGCTGGTGCCACCCCGTGATTGGCAGCCAGATCTATATGGAGGAGGCCAGCTCGATAATCAGGAGCCGTTCGTCAAACCCGTCCTTTATGACGCATCCGAAGACTGTGCCCTGACGCATTACTTGGCGGCAGATCTGTCGATGCAGATACGAGGGATGAACTTCCTGCAGAGCCACCGGCTGAGGGTATCGACTGAGATCGTCGCTGCCCAGCGTCCGGCCTGGGATAACGGCATCGAGGGGCTGTGGCCTTGCAGCAGAAACCCGCCCGAGGTGCCGGACCGTCTTGGAGATGACCCCAGTGCGTTCGAGCTGAAGGCCCGTAACCAAGCCGCAGCAGCAGCTCACCGCGACCGTGAGACCAATAGGCACAAGCGCATCAAGATTGAACGCTCGTTGCAGATTGCGGAAGAGATTTCTGGCCGTGAGATCTGGCAGAGCTGGTATGCAGATTTCAGAGGCCGGTGGTACACGAGCAACGCTTGCGGCTCGACTCAAGGTCCTGGCTATGAGAAAGCCCAAATCAGCTTTGCCGAACAGCTCCCCGTCAATGATGAAGCGTTTGAGTGGCTGCTGAAAGCAGCTGCTGGCCACCACGGGATGAGCCGTGACACCTGGGAAGCACGACTGTCGTGGGGCAGGAAGAACGTTGATCAGATGGTTGCTGCGGCCGAAGACCCGCTCGGAAAGCTGGAGCTATGGCGATCCGCCAAAGACCCGTGGGAATACCTACAGATGTGCTTTGGCGTTCGTGAAGTCAGAGCAACAGGCAAGACCGGCGTCCCGATTCGACTTGACCAGACGACATCAGGACCGGGGATCCTTTCAGCGCTGACCCGTAACGCTGAGATTGGGAAGCTCTGCAATCTGTACGGCGACACACCACAGGATCTTTATACGGTCGTTGCTGAAGCCTGCACCGCAGCTCTGACCAAGGATCTGGAACTTGGAGATGAGAAGCAGAAGGCCCTGGCAGAGCTATGGCTACAGCGTGGCGTTGATCGGGCATTGGTCAAGGGTCCGTGCTTGAAGGTGCCGTATGGGGCCACCTGGATGAGCGTCGCCGATGGCCTAGTGGAAGCGATGGAGCAACACATAGGGCAGGTGCCGCTTGAGGAATACATCTATAGGGTCTCAATCCCATCGAAATACATGGCCTCAATTGTCTGGGCTGAGATGAAAGCCGTGATGACTCCGGTGCTGGAGGTGAAGGCATGGCTGCGGGATAGCTGCAAGCGGGTGCTGGGCAAGCAGCAGCCAATGGAGTGGAGTTCACCCAGTGGCTGGCCGATGCGTGCAGCAGAACGTGAGCCAACAAAAAGGACAGTTGAGACGTTGTTGTATGGCAAGAAGGTGGGCATGAATATCTCAGACCAGCCGATCGATTCACCGCTAAGTGCAAACCAGTCCAATAGGGGGTTAGTGGCTAATACGATCCATGCACTGGACTCAGCATTGGTCCACAAAGTCCTGTACAGGGCTGTAGAGCAACAGCTCCCCGTGCTGCCAGTTCATGACTGCTTTGCCTGCCATCCAGCCAATGCAGGACAGCTCCACAAGATGCTGCTGCACGAGTTTGGAAATATGTACCGGTTGCCGGTGCTGGAGCAGATGAAGGCTGAGGTTGAGGACAGGACAGGCATTCAACTCAAGCCTGTACCGAACCATGGAACCCTTGATCCGATGGCGATCGGCAGCAATCCATATCTATTCAGCTGAGGGGCTGTAAACCTCTACGTATACGTATTACAAAGCAAACTCACGCAAGTGACTTGTCCTCTAGAGTAACGGGGCAGCATGTCTGCAACCCTTCAAACACATACGCTAAATGGCTTCAGACCTATTGCGCACTCCGGTGGCGGAAGTGCGTTGGTGCAAGTTGCTGGGCGATGCCCGCACTAACAAATTCGAGCCTTCAACAAAACCTCCAACCTGGGAGATCGAAATCGTGCTGGATAACGACAACCCAGAGCACATGGCCTTTTGTGAATTCATCGAAGCTCAGTACGAAGTAATCCACGGAGCAGAGAAAAAGCACGCTCACTGGTTGCCAATCAAGCCAGACAAAGAGCAGCCAAGAAAGCGTCAGGCATGCCGCTTCAAGCTTTCGCAGTTCACTTTCAAGGACGGGAACAAATCAGAAGGTCCTGTCGTTTACGACGAGAAAGGTCGGTATTGGCCAGAGGAAAAGCTGATCGGTAACGGCAGCAAGATGCGCATTGGTTTTGACATCTACGGATGGAAAAGCCCTACAGGCTGTGGCATGACGCTGCAGCCCAAGGGTGCGCAGGTTGTCGAATGGCTGGCAGCACCAGACAAGAAGCCAACAACTGCTGCTGACTTTGGTTTCGATGTGTCCCCTGAAGCGGAGGCCGAGAACAGTGCCATCCCTTTCTAGACCTAATGGCAAGCCCTACTTCTCGCAGGCTGACGAAGACGCAGCTGTTCAGATCCAGTTACTCACTGAGATCAAGCAACTCCTGCAGAGATCTGTCAAAGCACAGGAGTCTCCGACGCTTCCAGATATTCCAGCGCCAGCTCCACGCCGCGCTCCTCGCAAGATACGGAATGGAGAGTCGTGAATTTCGGCTGCCGCTGCAGCCAATCAGTAAAGCCAGGCCACGGTCCTTCCAGGGCCAGGCCCGGCCATACATGCCAGCGGCCTACAAAAACTGGATCAAAGACGCTCGGATGTATCTATCCGAGTGGTGGACTGAAGAGCCGCTTGATCACGTTCAGATGATGTACGTCAACTTCCATGGCCCCGCAAGGGGCGATTTGGATAACAGGGTTGGCTCGGTACTTGATGCAATGAAAGGCCTGGTGATTACTGATGACAACGTGAACGTGATTCCACGGCTGCGGCTGGCATTCGCCAAGGCCAAGGCAGCTGATGCGCACGTCTTCATCCGTTTGGTCTGGGGAGAGGACGAATGATCCACTGCCCTACCTGCGGACACCCTCATTCAAGGGTGGAAGAAACACGCAATCGTGATGGCTTCTATCAACGCCGTCGCGTCTGCAGTAATTGCGGTGCTGGGTTTGTCACCCGCGAATACAGCGCAAGCCAGATCTCAAAGTTTTTGAGTGAAGCCCAAGAGAAAGCTCTCGATGTCGCCACCCGAATCTTTGGAGGGCGATGAGTGATAGTTCTTCCTCTCGTTTTATTCGTCACGCTGCCTGCCCTAGCTGTAACAGCAGCGATGCGTTGGCAATTTACGACGATCACGAACACTGCTTTTCCTGTAATTACGACAAGCAATTCAAAGAAAAAAAGGAAGCGCCTTCCGAGGCGAGAACTTTTTCGCCAATGAAGGAAATCCACTTTGACCTCACCGAGCCACATCGGGGCTTGGATAAAAGAACGCTGGACTCCTATGGGATCGGTTTCAAGGACGGTTTCATCGTCTACCAGTACCGGGACAAGAACGGCCAGCACGTTGCTCAAAAGATCCGGGCCCTGGAGCCTGGTGAAGATGGCAAGCGTCTGACTCAGTGGAGGGGTTCAGCTAAAGAGGCCACTGGTTTCGGCCAGCACCTAGCCAACCCGGCTAAGCACAAGTCAATCGTGATCTGCGAAGGCGAGCTAGACGCACCCAGCGTCTATCAAGCGTTTGGCGGCAAGGTTGCTGCGATCTCAGTGCCGAACGGTGCGCAGAACGCTGGCAAGTTTGTTCGTGATCGCCTTGATGAGTTCCTGAAATTTGAGTCCGTCATTGTCTGCACAGATAACGACGACCCAGGGAATGCTGCGGCCGAGCAGATCATGGGATTGTTCGAGCCTGGCAAAGTCAAACGTGCTGTGCTCCCTTGCAAGGACGCAAACGACACGCTTCAGGAGATGGGCAGCCATGTCCTGAAGGAATCAGTTGAAGCCGCCCGTGAAATTCGCCCGGATGGGATCAGGCCAGCCAGCGATTACGCCGGACTGGTGCTAAAGCCACCCGATCGCAGGGCCACTGACTGTGCTTTTGCGTTCTGGAACGCGAAGTGCCCGTTCTTTGACAATCAATTGATCGTCTTGATCGCTGGCTCAGGCGTGGGGAAGACCACGTTCGCTCGTTCCCTCTGTCTCCACGACATGGAACGCGGGATCAAATGCGGCTGGATTGGCCTGGAGGAAACAGCTGAAGAAGCTGTGTTCCGCTTTGTTGGTGCAGCTGCTGGCATCCAGCTCCATGCAAGGCAGGACTACAACGGCCTGACCGAACAAGAGCTGAAGGACATCGAACAGGCTGATCGCTTCATCACTGGCAGTGGATCGCTTGAGCTGTTTGACCACTTCGGGTCACTCGATGAGGAATCAATCCTCAACCGGATGAACTACATGGTCAGGTCGCTGGGTTGCCAGCACATCTACCTGGATCACCTAACGATCATTGGCTCCGGCCTAGCGCAGGACACCCGCCACCTGGACAGCTTGATCACCAAGATCAGGTCATTTATTGCTGCAACTAAATGCACGGTGTTTGCCATCTCCCACCTCTCCCGATCACAAGGGCAGAATTTTGAGAATGGCGACATCCCTGAGTTGCAGAACATCCGAAATAGCCATTCCATTGTGCAATTAGGAGACACAATCTGGGCGCTTGGTCGTAAGCGTGGAACGCAGTTGACTCACTCTCACTGTCTGAAAAACCGCATGCTCGGGCGGCTGGGATATGCGGGATCTTTTGAATTTGACGAAGCAACTCAACGCCTTGACCACAAATGGGTAGACCAGGCCAGCCCCTTCTGAGCATGACCGATCTCAAGATCGGGCAACTCGTTCACTTCTTTACCGGCGCAGGCTGGAAGAAGGCAACAGTCCTGTCACGGACTGACAAAACAGCCAAAGTTCTTTTCACTCAAGGAAACAATGAGAGGCACCTCTCGATCACCGATCTCCGAAACATCAGAACAAAAGATGACACGGATGGAACAACTCTTCAACAAGACGGAAGTCGAAGTATTGACGGACGACATCAAGAGGCTCTTGATTTGGGGTTATGAAAGCTATGACGATTCCTTCAGAGCAGGCGACATCAAAGAGTCGATGTACTGGGATGGCTACATCCGTGCATTGCATCACGTCCTCGAAATGGAGGGCCAGTGATGGCCAAATCAACAGCGTCAAAGGTCTATTGCCCAAACTGTGGGACTCAAATGCACACTTACTGCAGCAGCAGTAGGAAGGCTGGTGCCAAAGTCAGGTACAGAAAATGCCGTGCTTGCGGCACCAATCTCAGGACCATTCAGTATCTCGACAACCTTGAGGCAGGTGAAGAAGTCCTGCCATACCGCACGCCGGAAGAGATAAACAGAAGCCGCTCTGAACTCATGTCCAAGCACCAGAGGGGCAGAAGAGAGGCGAGGCATCGCATAAAACTGACTGACCGAGACGTTGCAGAGATCAAGTTCCTCATCCACAACGAGGTCCAGACGCAGGCTTACACCGCCATGCAATACGGGGTGGAAAGAACCGCCATCCATCGGATTGTCAATGGCGATTGCTTTGCCGACATTCCCACCCCACGCTCACTGGCAGACCTATGACACCTAAGATCTACATCGACATTGAACCTTTGTCGTTTGCTGCCAGTAGGCGGCATGAACACGAGTTTCAGCTCAACGAATACGTCTGGACGTATCACACTCGAATTGATTACTGCTGCAAGGATTTAATTGGTCAATTGGAACAACTAGAAAAACATGCCCCAAACCACACGCAAGTGCTGTGCATGGGGCACAAGAGCAACTTTAGATATGCAATTTATCCGCGTTATAAAAGCAACCGCCGTGGCATCCGTCGTGCTGCTGGTTACAACGCCCTGAGGGAATGGCTGGCTGATCACTACGAGTCCGTAAGGCTCCCCAATGTTGAAGCCGACGATGTGCTCGGCATCATGGCTGGCAAGGATGATCTCATCTATTCAGAGGACAAAGATCTGCGCACCATCAAAGGAGTCCATATGGAATCCAATGGTGAGCTGTCTGAAGTGACGGAGCTTGAAGCCAACCGCAACTTCTACAAGCAGGTATTGACCGGCGACAGCACCGATGGGTATCCCGGCTGCCCTGGCATTGGCAAGGACGCCAAGCTTTTCATTGGGGATGAATGGCTTGAGTGTTACACCGAGGCCAGTTTCTGGAAGTTCGTCCAGAAGCAATACATGAAAGCGACCAAGAAACTATTTGAGAGGCAGCAGGTCACAGACCCCATGCGGTTCTGCCTTCAAATGGCCCGTGTCGCTCGAATCCTTCGGCCAGGGGAATACGACCACGACAACGAGAAGCCTGTGCTGTGGAACGGGCCAGGCTAGAAAGGGAACATCTACTACCCCGTAGAGATGATCGCCCCTATTCAGCTGACTGAAGCGGCAAAGTTCTACAAAGAGCAGAGCCAACAGGTCAAAGCCTTTCAGTGGCTACAAGAACAGCAGATGCCAGGAGTGATGGCCATATTCGCGGAGATGTATCGCGACACTCCTGAGCCACCACCTAAGCCAGAACCGCAACCTGGCTACATCACGCCTGAGCTGATGCAGGGAATCACTGGGCATCCAGCGTCGTCATTTGATGCCAGCTTCTGCAATGACTTCAACGACATGCTGGAGTCCACCGGCTTTGACCAGCACCTGGACGCGATGCAGATGCTGATGGCGAATCTATGCCATGAAAGCTGTGGGTTTGTCTACATGAAAGAGATAGATAGCGGAGCATATCTAAATTTCAGGAAAGATTTAGGCAACATATATCCGGGCGATGGTGAACTTTTTCGGGGCTGCGGACCGCTGCAAGTAACTGGACGTAATCACCACCAGTCAGCATCAGATTGGCTACGTGATCACCGAGGAATAGATGATGGCAAGATCATGGATCTTGGTACTGATTACTCCGCTGAGCATTATGCTTTTACCATTGCAATTCCTTGGCTTCTTAATAACGATCTACTCGCTGTATGCCTTCATCAAGGTTTTGAAGCCTGCTGCGTCAGAATCAATGGCGGACACAACGGATACGACGATCGCTGTCAGTGGTACGAAAAATGCAAGCAGGTGATGAACTAATGGTTGGCCTCTGTCGTCTCTACTGCTATCGCCAGGGCGTCTTCAAGCTGGTTGATGTCCCTATAGCTGAAGCCAGGAAAGTGCAGCGTGAGCTAACCCTTGATGATTGGGTCGTCACTCACACTGAGCACGTTTAATAGTTGAAGCATTGCCCAGCCTTCTCGCAGGTCTGGGCTCGCTCCTGATGCTTCAGGCAGGAGAGGACAAGTCACTTGCGTGAGTTTGCTTTGCAATTCTACTTCTCTGCCGCATAAAGAGCGAACGATTGAGCGACGATGACAGCTAGCAATTCACTGACGTTCTCCCCAGAGCACCGCGCATTGCTAGGGTCTCGATCTTGAATCTTTGGATAAACCAAGAAGCAACCCGCCAACACTCCCCCGATCAGGATTAGCTGAGAAGCAATCACTGAGGAGAGGAGAATAAAGGCTGCGCGTTTCATCTCCCCAAAAGCTTTTTGATCTCAGCAGTATCAATCCCAAGCTTTTCGGCTTGCTTGATCGCCTCCTCTCGCTTCTCTTCGGCTTCTTGGCCAACCTTGACCTCAGCCCGGTTGTTATAGGTAAGGAACTTAGCTTGTGTTTCTACAAACTCTTCATTGGTTTGTGACCTAGTGTCAGGCGGTGCAGCAATGGCAACGTAAATAAAATCTTGACCGACATATGAATTATCCAGGACTTTAATTGAATCATCTGATAATGTGTATTCAAAGTCAATATCTACATTAGGTGTGTTTGGAGATAATGCTTTATTTTGAGGAAGCCTTTTATCCAGAATATACCAGTTCCTTGCATTGTCTGTTGCTTTTATCAATACCCATTCTGGTTTAAACCCTGGTTCGATAGCGCCCATCCCGGATCCCCAACCGCATTTAATCACTCCAGGAGTATCTGCTGCGAAGAGGTAAGCAATGTAGTCATTGCCAGATTCATTTACGGTAGTGTAATTGTTGACACTAAATACTTGATCATTAATGGTTGGAGGGTTTGAAAACGGGAACGTGTCGCCCATGGCAGAACTGGGCGTGTTTAAGAGTAAATAGCTTTCACCATTATCAAAATCTAGATCTTTATGCCAGACCATCCAATTTCCATTGAGGGTTGTGCATTTGACAATAATCAGGCCAGGTGCTGTATCTAACCCATGTGGAATTAAGCGTCCCTCGACATCATCACCGCTCCACTCAACCACATCGAAATAACCAGCAGCCTTAGCAAATGTCCAGGCTACATAAAGGTCTCCATCATAATTAAATGAGGGTGCGTCGCCTAAGGAAAAGCCGTTATTTTCAAATTGGACAATACCGTTGTTATCAGGTTGACTTGAATTAGGCGAATTCACAGTGCCCATAACGTAACCAGCACCACGCTTAGTATCCTCAAGCTGGTGATCATTAGTGGAAGATCGGTTTTTAATCCAGATCATGCCATCGTTTCCTAGAAGGTCAATGCCAGTAACAATTGTGTTAGTTGTACTGTTGCCCGTGTAAAGCGTTGTCAGTCCAGCAAGTTGGATATCCGGCTCGCTAGGTTCAGGTTGAACTGTTGCTGATATAGGGCCAGACGTTCCAGCGATATTCTCTGCGGTAACTTCAACAGT